TTACGCCTCTTTCAAATCCTCCTGATTTCCTGTGTGGGACATATTTGGGACACAAAACCCTAAAATGGAGTCAATTTGGCGCGCATGCTCAGTCAGGTGATTAGGTGCAAGATGTGCATACCTGCGAACCATTTCAATTGACTCCCAGCCTCCCATTTCCTGCAGAACAGACAGTGGCACTCCGGCCTGAATAAGCCAGCTCGCCCATGTATGCCTCAGGTCATGGAACCGGAAATCCTCTATGCCCGCTCTACGGCAAGCAGAGTTCCATGCTCGCTGGTCGTCAACTCTCATCTTCCTGATCTGATCCGTTGCAGAGCCATCAGGGCGATTTCCCGCCTTGGTATGAACGAACACCCATTTGTGATGATTGCCGATCTGTTCACGCAATACCCGGCAGGCTGTATCATTCAGTGCTACGCCAATAGCCCTGTTTGACTTGCTGTCCTCCGGATTCACCCAGGCAACACGACGCTGCATGTCGATTTGTTGCCACTCCAGATTAATGATGTTCGACCGCCTTAGACCAGTAGCCAGCGCAAACCTGACAACTGATTTAAGCGGCTCCGGACATTCATTAATCAACCTTTCGGCCTCTTCAGGCTCAAGCCAGCGAACGCGCTTGTTCCTCACCTGCGGTATTTTTATTACCGGAGCCTTTTCCAGCCACTTCCAGTCCCTTTCTGCGGCGCGTAGTATTGCCTTCATCAATGCCAGATGCTTGGCCTTGGTTGAAGTCGTTACAGGCCTGCCTTCGAATACCGGAAACTCCTTTCCTTTTCTCTCTGCTGCCGCGCATTTCTGTATCCAGATTTCCTTTGCTTTCCTGTTCTGCATCTTACTGACGGCCGTGTAAATCTTCGCCTCAGTAATATCTTTCAACTTCATCCCTTCAAAATGCTCAAGCCAGAATCCCATCCGGCCTTTATCAGTATCGAGCGATTTCTTATCAGCTTTTTCCTCAAGCCAGCGCAAACAAGCCTCTTCGAACGTTACGTCAGGGAAATCACCAAGCCTGTCTACTCGCCAGAGTTCTGACTTCCTTCGGTCATGCAGCTCTTGCGCTTGCCGCTTGTCCGCTGTGCCAAGAGATTCCTTAATTCGCTTCCCGCCCGGGAGCGAGTACGATGCGTACCAGATTTCACCTCTGCGGAAGAGTGACATATCAATTCCTCTCGTATGCCATCAAATCATATTAATGAACTCCTCGCTGTTTGAGAGGGTATGATAAACAGTGGGAAGGTCATTTATGCAGCAGAGAATTGAAAAGGTTGTGTAAGAGCTGCTTTGCGCTCTGCTGCGGATTTAGCCATTACTTCCAACTCCTGAAGTCTTAACGCAAGTTTGATAGGTGTCACGAGTTATTTTTTTGACATCATCATTCCATGCCTTGGCAGCCTTTAAACACGCCTCCTCAGTTGCAAAGTTTGCCTTCTGAATAGAAACCCCCGTACAGCTTCGTGTTCAACGTAGGCAGCGATGCCTTCGCAAAGTCGACTCTTCTTCGCAAGCTGAACAAAGGCGACCAGGAAGGGGCGTGTGAAGAAATGCGCCGCTGGGTCTACGCCGGTGGAATGAAGTGGAAAGGATTGCAGAACCGACGAGAGATGGAGCGCTCCATGTGCCTGGCGGAAAGTGAAAATGACCTTTAACTGGAAACTCATTCTCTTCGCCGTAATGGCTCTGCTACTGGCTATCTCCATAGTCATCGCCAGTCATTACCGGTCAGCGCTCACAGAATCCCAGGCATCTTTAACCAAAGTTAATCGTGAATTAAATCTGGCTAAAGACACCATCAAAGACATGCAAACTCGCCAGCGCGATGTGGCCGCGCTCGACGCAAAATACACACGGGAGCTTGCAGATGCTCAGGCGACTATCGATCAGCTGCATGATGACGTTGCTTCTGGCAAGCGTCGGTTGCAGCTCCACGCGACCTGTACGAAGCAATCCGCCTCCGGCACCGCCAGCCTGGATGATGCAGCCAGCCCCGGACTTACTGACTCCGCTGAACGGGATTATTTCACCCTCAGGGAGCGGATCGAGACCGTGACCAGGCAGTTGAGCGGATTGCAGGCGTATGTTCGGGAGCAGTGTTTGAGATAAAAAAAAGCCCCATGGCTGGGGCGACGACAGGATAGATATTTTCTCTTTTTATAATTATTAACGCAGCGTTGACTTGTTTTCCCTGATGCTTTTTCTCGCAAGACATTCCTGTCTGTATGGTCTTCATCCCTGCGACTCACAGACCTTGTTTGTAGGAGCCACTCCACCAACAAGATGGAAATAATCCTGGCCGATATATTCAGCTTAACAAGCGGCAGGCATCTTTTATAGGAATAGTCCGGGGATAATTGTACGGTGAGCGACCTGATGTACAGATAGGCAAGCCGTTATATATCCGGATAATCGTGATCCGGAATCTCTGCCGAGGGTGCCGTAATGCCGTCCTTTCGTGAATACAAACAACAGCGACCGACGCGCGGACTGTTCGATACCATCACTTTCTATCACCCGTCATTCGGATACGTTCGCCTGGTAGACAAACAGTTTTTCGACAAAACGCTTGGCGGCCAGGTGTACAAGCCTGCGCGCTTCGAAATTGAAGAGAGCCAGCAGAGCGGTACGCCGGTGATAGATGCGACGGTTAAGCTTGGCCGCCTTTCATCTGACATCAAGGCGCTGATGAAGAAGTGGATGGGGGTATCCCGATTGACGGCAATTACAGCGACGCGGCAGATATTTGATAGTGGAGACGTGTCTGCACCGATTAAATCCTGGCAACTGTACGTCAAAACGGTAGATATCGACGCAGATGCTGCATCAGTAACTCTCTCAGTAACCAATCCTCTAAACAACAACATAGGCCGACTTTATGATCCTCAGGAATACACTGGACTTCAGTACCTCTGAGTTCGTAAGGCGGGTCATTGGCGTGCCGTGGGCGAACCGCGCCTGCTCGTTCGAGCGGGTAGACTGCTGGGGCCTGGTTATTCTTTATTACCGCCACGTGCTCGGTATTGAGCTACACCAGACACCGGACTACGAAGCCGGGGAGGACTTCTTCACCTGTTATCAGGGCGACGTAGTCTTCTGGCGTCAGATCGATAATCCAGTAGAGGGCGGGATATTCGTGGGGTATCGCGGCACACAACCGGTGCATGTTGGACTGGTGCTCAACAGGCAGGCGTTGCACTCTCGCGGCGAAAACGGAAGCGTGCGCATGGACTCGTTGCTTGTCATTCAGCGGGCATTCACCAAAGTGGAGTATTTTTGTTATGGCGCTGGTTGAGATATCGAATTTTCCAGGAACGCCTAAGCTGCGTTGCAGGGTGCCAAACGGCACCCTTTTTTATGACTGGCTGGCGGCCAATGACGCCACCTTTCACCGTGACCTGCTGATCATCCGCAACGGCGTGAAGCTGAGTGACGACGATGAGCTGGCGTTTGAGCTGAGTGAGCTGGACAAAATCCAGATTTTCGACCAGCCAAAAGGCATCGTAGAAGATATTCTTAGCCCCATCTTTAAAGTGGTTGGGCAGGTGTTTTCGTTTCTTGCGCCTAAACCGGCTATCGCCAACAACGGTGGCAACACCATTGACTCACCCAATAACAGCCTGACCGGACAAACTAACACTGCGCGAGTGTATAAAGCCAAGCCTGATATTTACGGGCAGGTGCGATCATTCCCAGACCTCATCCAGGAATCGCTATTTGAGTACATCAGCGCTAACGCGAAAGACGGCGGCAAGAAATACGTTACCGAGTGGATGTGCGTTGGTATAGGGAAATACGATTACGAGTCAGTACGGTATTCAGAATCAAGTCTCGGTAGCATGGCCGGCGCGGAGTATCAGTTTTTCCAGCCAGGAGAGGTGATTCCCACTATCCAGGAGGGCTACAGTTTTGATGATGTCGATGGGCAGGAAGTGCCTGGCGCTAACCAGGGAGAGGGCTATCCGGTAGAAACCGCGACGGCAAATAAGGTGGTAAGTGGCACATATTCCGGCGGGCAGATAGCAGTCAAAATCGTAAAGCAGGCAGATTTCGACTACTTCATGGGTCTGGTGTTGCCACATGACGTAACATTTACCATTAACGTAACCTATAGCACGACATCTGGCACAACCACGACAGATGCCACGTTTTCTGGCACGTTAATCTCTGCCGTTCAGACCAATGACGGGGCCGTTACAAATCCCGTGCAGTGGTATACGTTTACGATGAACAACCTCGCGGGACCTCCTGATATTCCGGCCAATGCGACCATTAACACCACCAAGTTTGTGCTTAATGATAATGAAGCGCTGGTCGTCGGTCCGTTCTTTTCTCCGGTGGATTCCGAGCAGTTATGGATACACACGCAAAGCAGCCTCGGGCCAAAGAAGCAGACAAACTGGAAGGTTACGCTGTGGAAAATCGATGATGACTTCAACCAGATTCCCGGCACGCAGCAGACGCTGATATTTAAACAAACCACGTGGCACTCGCAGGACAGTGAAGTATTTTACCGGACTGACAAAATCACACCTGTGGGCGGTTACGGGAAATATGCCATTAACTTTCAGCGCACAGATAACTCCGGCGACGCCTCAATTCTCAAGCTTGAAGAGATTCACGCCGTCAATATCCGTAAGAACGTCGTTCATTCAACGGATACCCTGGTAAGGGTGCGCGTTCGTGCCACTGAAAACGCCCTCGGGAGTCGCGACCGAAAATATAATGTGTTGGTTAATCGCCATACCATCAGCTACAACCTGAACACACAGAAGGTGGATTACACGCTGCGGCCGTCGCGCTCCTTCGCTGATGCCGTGGCGCATACCTGGCTGGTTATGGGGGAGCAACCGGAAAGCAGTATCGACCTGTACGGACTGTACTCGATTGCAGAAAGCCTGCCTGATGAGCGTCTTGGCTACTTCGACTACACGTTTGACGACGAGAACGACTCGCTCGGCGACCGTGTGCAGGCCATCTGTAATGCAGCATCGGTGGTAGCGTACTGGGATGACGGTGTGCTGACGTTCACCAGAGACCAGAAAGTGGATTACCCGGCGGCAGTATTCAACCGCGCTAACATGAAGACGGACGAGTACAAAATGACGTATGAGGCCACGCTGCCAGGAGGGTATGACGGTGTGCAGGTGTCGTATGTTCACCCCACAACGAACAACAAGACATACATCAACTACCGAGTGCTGAACGGGGCTATCGTTGAGCAGGAGCCAGAGAATCCGAACAAACTGGAGATTGTCGGATTCCGCAACGAGTATCAGGCGCGCGAAAGGGCGATGAGGGAAGTGAAGCGCCTGATTTACTCGCGGGTGAAGATGAACGCGAAGGTTTTTGAGGATGGGATAATTCAGGTGGGTAGCGTCATTCAGATGCCGGACATCTACGACAGTAATCAGCAGCAGGGCTATATCACCGGGCGCGCCGGGAACAACTTCGATACCAGCGAGCCGATCACATTCTCTGGTTCGATGTATGTGCTAGTCACCGACAGCATGGGAAATCCGACGTTACGCTATCCAGCTTCGCCTCGAACGGACACCAAATACGGATTTACCGCTGCAATACCAAACATGCAGCTCAACATCTGGAATGGAGACACGGTGCAGCTCCCGTCGCGGTATCTCATTGCGACAGTAGAAGAACTGGATAGCCAGTTATGGACGGTCAACAGCATCAAACCAAACACGGATAACACCGTCTCACTTACAGTTTCAGAATACAGCGACTCGATCTACTCATAAGACCCATTCAACTATCACAACCCGGCCACTGCGCCGGGTTTTTTATGGAAAAAATATGGCTACGCAACCTACTCAAAATGCAGTTCCAAGCGAATCGCCGCGCGACCTGAAGTTTAACGCGGGTAAAATAGACGAGTTTGTTACTTCGCTTGAAAGGAAGTACATCGATCGTTTCGGTGGTGAGCATTACACGATAGAAGGGCTTCGCTGGCTTATTCAGCAGGCCATTTCATCTATGGGGTGGGTACTTATCGACTCATTCCAGGATGGGGCTGATATTACGCTCCCTAACCAGGCGCTACGCGATGAAGTAAGTGGAGAATATTATCGCTGGGATGGAGCACTGCCGAAGCATGTTGATGCTGGCTCTACGCCTGCATCGTCAGGTGGAATCGGGGTTGGTGCGTGGGTTGGGGTGGGGGATGCTTCTCTTCGGGCTTATCTGGCTACTGTAGCTGGCGCTGCATCAATTGGCCTGAAGCCAGGTGGAAATCTTCAGCAGGCGATCACGTGGGTGACCCCTGAGCAGTTTGGAGCCATTGGTGATGGCACCCCACATCCTTTGTCTGAGCGTTATGCGACTCTTGCCGCAGCGCAGGCCGTGTATCCTTTCGTGACATCGCTGACGCAGACGATCGACTGGGCAGCGTGTCAGGCGGCGGAGAACTATGCTCGCGGTAAGTGTCCGGTGCGCTGTCCTTATTACGCGAAATATCATTTCGGAAACGCTAATTACCTGACGCTTGGTATAAATAGTAAGTGGTACGGAAGTACAAATCCAATGCACGATACTGGCGGAACAACAATGATCCGCACCAACCCGACTGTAAAACCATCCTTTGGACAGGATGCTATCGTAAGGGTAATGAACTCTAGTGAAGCCGGTTCAGCGGATGAGTTTGTAAGGGGGGTCGTATTTAAAGGGTTCAGGCTAACCAGAAACGTGGCTCGCCGAACTCCTACAAAAAATCAAGGAAGCATTGGGTTCCATGCAAATAATGGCATGAAAATGGATGTCGATCTAGCTATCAGCGGTTGTGAGTATGGATTTTTCGGTTACATCTGCTGGGGCCTTGTAGGAACAGTTAGAGTCGACTCATGCCACAAAGGTTTTTATGTAGACCCGGCTAGCACTACACCAGAGTTTTCCTCGCAGACTGGAGCCACTTTTACTTGCGCTAATGTCCGCTTGGAAATTGATGCATGCCCGTTTGGTTTAGTGCTGAGACGAGCAAAATACTGCAAGTTTCATGGGTTTGTTGAAGGCGCATTATCCACATACTCTAATTATGACTCTACAAACGAGACGGCCATAGCTATCACTTTATGGCAGTGCGATAGCGTTGATATTCATGAGTTAGGTATTGAGGCGTGGCAAGGGGTGCATGTTTACGCGAATGCTTCTACCGCATCAGTAGCATTGAGCTGGACGCAAGATTACCTGCTATTAAATACTACAGGTAAGCACGGCCCATTCCAGGCGATGGCTACTCTTACTGGAGGGGCGGAGTTATTCACACTGCCATCAACTGATAATAGCTATTTTTACTGCCTCAATACCGCAAGACTGAAAGTCTCCAATATGACTGGAGATATGTCAGCATCTTCATTTAACTCAACATATTTGGTAACGGTTGATGCAAATGCGGGAGTGCTTTTTGAGAATACTTCTATTTATTTCGGTTCGAATTTACGAATAGCACCTTCCAACTGGTCAAGCATTGATCTTGTAAACGACAGGTTCTTAAAATTCATTTTGGCACCATCCGGTTATGAATATGAAGGGAAAGGAATATCGTATGCTACAACGTATTCAACTCAGGCTATTAATGGAGGTGACGGGAGAGTCCAGTTAGCACCGCCGGTTGGGTGGAAAATAATCGGAGTCGAAGCTTGGGTTATCATTGGAACGCAGGGGCAGGCGACATCCGTGGCCCCAATTGGTATCGTTAGTTTTAGTGATACAGCGGTCAATTTGCAAACTCCAGTCAATACCGCAAACACCTTCAGTATCAACTACAAGCTTCGCCTAAAGGTAAATAAATAAGCCCCTAATGGGGCTTTTTTAGTGATTTGCGTAAATATAACAACAGAGAAAGTAAAATAAAAAGAGATGAGAAAATAAAAGGAATTAATGTTATTAATTTGTTGTAGCTTAATTCAACATCTCCCTGTATTGGTCCGTTGATAATGGTAATGCCATCTTCAGATGAACTTACTGGTATTTTACTTCCATTGTATTTGGCTTGATATCCAGCATAGTACATTACTGGAAGCTCAATTTCACCAGATGCTGGCGCACTTACTTTGAACGTAATCGATGACCAGGAATGGCTAATTGCCAATAGGTATGGCTTGTTTTTAATCTCCTGGATTTTGCTTATGTTTCTTTCCTTAGCATCCTCAAAATCCGTGTTCATATAGTCATGGAACTCATGGTGCCTTATTACGTCCACTCTATTTTGCATTGCTGACTGCATTGGGAAAAAAGAAAAAATAAAAGACAATGTTAGTATTGTGGCGTTTAAAATAGTAGAGTTAATGCTCTTTAAGAAAAAAACAGAAACTATCACCGTGGCTGGTACTGCAATCAGCATTAGCCTCCACGGAAACTGTATAAACCTTATTAACGGGGTTTTCTCGCTAATCATGTACCACGGGAATAAATTTGTGGATGCAGCAAAAAAAAGCAAAGCTATAATGGCTATCGATTTTGTTTCTAAGGAGTCAGGAATAAAACTTTTAAATAAATAGCAAAACAAAAGTATATTTAAAACCAAACCTGATGATATAACCAAGCCCTTTGTCGTCATCCCCGTAGTCAGCGGCTCTGAAAAAATAAGCTCGGTAATGCTAACGCCAAACTTGCCAATAGTGTTATATGATACTGCCAGTGCGTGAAACGCAAAAACATCACCTTTGAAAAAATGATATATCAACGGAATAGTAAAGAAAAGCGAGGAGGCTGAAACGAAGATGATATATTTAGCTATGTAGATTAAACTCTGCTTATTAATTGCCGTCCTGATGTTAATTGTAAAGTAAAGTGTGATATATATTAAGCAAACTATAAATGACGGAATATTTGAAAGAAGAACAGCAAGTACACCGAGTGGAAATAAAGCTTTGCCTTCAACATCCTTTATTATAGCTCTTGCGCCCGTTATTATCATCGGTGCAAATGCCATTGCCATTAGTTCTCCAGCGTCAATGCGAATGTACGCATCATTTAGAAAATAACCTGAGCCTACAAAAAGTATAGCTGCTATGGCGGCATAGTATCTAGATCTTAATACAGTAAATGATGATAAATACATGGATGCAAACGCAATTATTATTATTACAGCAATACTAGTTTTGAATTGCGTTACGTCACTAATACTATAAAGCGAAAACGTCTTAATCAATCCCATCAAGTATGCGCTTAATGGGGGGTAGAACATATTCCACGAATATCCATACCAGTTGTCACTATAGTAGTCAAACAAAGGTGGTATATTTATGTGATACAACTGATTATTAATATCTTTCATTCTTTGGAAGTGGGCCATAGCGTCATAGCTATAGAAAGTTCCACCCATAAAACATGGATATAGCAAGACGGATAGGCTTGCCAGGGCAAATAACACAATATGTCTATTTCTTTTCATAAATGCACCAGTTGTTTAAATGGGGCCTATATTCCTGATTATTTTAAGTGATGCTGAGTTACTGTAGTTCTATATGGATGTCTTTCTCTGAATATATATTAAAATATCTTTTTTGAATAAGGGTGTTCTTTTCTTTAGTCATTTCTGGGATACCCATTTCAGCCTTTACTCCATAGTGTTTTAACATCACCATTCCAGACCAGTTATAAAGCGGCATAACCATCCACTTAAGGGAAGGGAATCTCTTAAATTCCATGTCAGTAGCGACGGCGGTAGATATCTGACCAGAGATATATACCTTTTTGCCATCCAACTTAGAAGGCAACGAAGATGCTATATCATAGAATACCTTATCTTCTAGCGAGCGCTGATGCTTACTTGCATTTCCATATGCAGACGAGTAAGACAAGGAGAACATTACAGGAATAATGCATGCAATAGTTGTTAGTCTTTTTGATGGCAACATTGATGCCAGATAGCCGATCAGCAGCATAAACCCAGGCAATCCCATCATTACGCGAGGGGCAACCACAGTCTTGTCTATAAAGATAAATGGCCCAGCAATTGAGAACAGTGTCACTGCAATGCCTGAAGCAAATACAGCAAAGCCAATAATTTTGGATGGTAAAGAAAAATCAGACTTTGCCACTCTGAAAGACAGAATTATCAAGCCAAAAATCGCAACTAGAATAATCAGTACCCAAGCCATGTAAAGCGAGTCATTCATGAGGCTTGATGCGATATTCCAGAATCTTTCATAGTTGTAAAGCAGGCTTTTAGCCGGATCATCAGCTTTTAATACAAGATCTGAGTGAACATTTTTCGACAAGAAGAATGGGGTCACACCCTTCATGTAGATTATCATCCCAATAATTGCGCTGGCCGCTCTTTCGGCAGACATTCGCAATGCATCTGTTCCGCTTCCCCTACTGTAAAGTACGTAAGCTATTTCTATGGCGCACAAAGATAGGAACACATTTATTGTTGCTTGATAGAGACTCAAGGCAAGCACAAGGCATACAGCCCCAAATAGCACCCTAAATGCCAACTTAAATGATGCAGACATTTTAGAGTAAGGCAATACAGCAAGGAAAACTCCAAGCATCATCGGAAAGGAGTCAAAGTGATAAGAAAGATTCTGAAGGAAGAACGGGCTTAATGAAAATAAAGAAAAAACTACGCCAGATGCGATGCCACGATTAATCGCAAACCGGCAATAAAGCATTACTGACGAAGCTCCAAGCAATACGCCAGCCAGTATCAGAGATAATGGGAAGGAATCAACAACGAATCCTGAACCAAACCCAAGCGCCATGACAGCAACGTCAGACATAGGGCGCCCAAGTACGCCCCAATACGCCTCACCATTTGCTGTTCTAAGTATATCGTCCTGATATAACACACCTGAAAGCAGGATAGGCAAAACAAAGAGAGCGGTAACACTAACTATTACCCAGCAGCCACTATCAAATCTATTCAACTTAAACATCTTTATCCCTTTTCTTCAGAATAAATCTCGGGCGCTGCTTGGACTCAACATAAATCCGGCCAATGTACTCTCCAAGAACGCCAATCCCGATCAGCTGAACGCCGCCAAGGAAGAGGATTGAGACCAGAAGTGATGGATATCCGCGGACAGGGTTACCAAAAGCGAGTGTGTCGATAACCATCCATGCACCATAGATGAATGACAGCCCGGCCACTAATAAGCCGATGTATGTCCACATGCGCAGTGGGAAAGTTGAGAAGCTTGTAATCCCTTCCAGCGCAAGGTTCCAGAGCTTCCACCCGTTGAATTTTGTGCTGCCGGCCACGCGTTCTGCGCGCGAATACTCTACTACGTCTGTGCGCCCGCCAACCCATGACAGCACGCCTTTCATGAAGAGGTTACGCTCAGGAAGCAGCTTGATATTCTCTACAACCTCCCGAGACATCAGGCGAAAGTCGCCGACATTCTCTTCAATCTTCGGGTTGCTGATTTTGTTGTGCAGCTTATAGAACATTTCAGCGCTCTTGCGCTTCAGGCGTCCATCTGTAGAGCGGTCTGTGCGTTTAGCCAGTACGACATCTGCGCCAGCTTGCCAGCGTTCAATCAGTTGCGGGATCACTTCAATCGGGTCCTGCAAATCGACGTCAATCGGAATCACTGCGTCGCCGGTGGCATGGTCCAGTCCCGCAAATAGCGCTGGCTCTTTGCCGAAATTGCGAGTGAAAGATAAAGGCACGACAAGCGGATCTGACACGGCCAGCGCGTTGATAATCGACTCTGTGGCGTCTTTACTGCCGTCATTGATGAATACGATTTCCACCTCAAACGATTTGAGCGGCGCATATTCTCTGACGGTTTTATAGAAAATAGGTATTGTGTCTTCTTCATTGAAGACAGGAACCACAAGTGAAATCTTCATTTTGCTTCCCTGAAGACGATGTATTTCGAATAGATAAACCCGCACACCAGGCTGATTGCGGAGAATACGACCAGAGTCACTAACGGTGGAAGAGAGCATTCATCTGCCGCCCATCCCACAGCCGCGCTCAGCGACCCCATAAAACCAACATAAAGCACATAGCGCGTCGTTGTTGTAGAGCTGTTGAACGTAAAGCGAGCGTTTGCAAAAAAGCTAAAGCTTACGGCAACAACGAATCCGCTGAAGTTCGCCAGTGCCTGGCTTGTACCTAGTGCATAGAAGCATGCGGCAAATACCACCCAATGGATTAGCGTGTTGAGCACGCCCACGGAGGCGTACTTCGTGAAGAGCTTGAGCAT